ATAACTACTGAGGAGCAATATCCACAACCTATAATGGTTGAATTTGTACAGGATAAATGCGACCTTTTAAATGCTTATAATGAAGGTGAAAAGGTTATTATTGACATCAATTTAAGAGGGCGTGAATGGTTTAACCCGCAGGGAGAAACCAAGTATTTCAACTCCATACAAGGTTGGCGTATTGTTAAGGTTGGAAATGATGCTCCGGCTAATGAGGCGCATAAAAATGATGGTGGTTTTGAAACAATACCAAATGATAACTTAAACCCTGAATCAGAAAGTGATGGACTTACATTTTAAAAACCTAAATTATGAAAGTTAAATGTATAGAAAAACCCTATGAAGGTTTTATAAAAAGAGAGGTTACAGTTGGTAATATTTATGAAGTTGTTCAAAATTATGAAGATGAGAACGACTACAAGTTAACCGACGACGACGGAAGAAATTTTTATTATCAAAAACGTTTCTTTGAAGTTGTATAATGAAATCAATATCAATAAATACAAAGGTTGTTAACGGTAATTTTAAACAAAATAGGCCGCTTATTTTAAACGCCATTAAATCGTTTGAAAGCAAAGAGATAACTATTGTATTAAGATTGAAAAGAAAGCAAAGAAGCACGCCTCAAAACGCATATTATTGGGGCGTGCTTATTCCTTTGTTACAAGAAGCAATCAAAAAAGAATGGGGCGAGGTTTGGAACCAAGAAAAGGCGCACGAACTTTTAAAATCAAAGTTTCTGTATTTTGAGAAAGTAAATGAAAATACTGGAGAGGTTATAAAAACACCAAAATCCACAACTGAAAACAGTACAACCGAACAAGAAGAATACCACTTAGAAATAAGGGAGTTTTTAAAAGACTGGTTTAATGTGGATGCACCTTTACCGAATGAGGACTTAATATTGAATATATGAACACTTACAAAACATCTACAGGAGAAAGATTAAGGCAATCAGTAATTGATAGTCTTATTCGTAAAGCTAAAGCACAAAAAGTAAAGCAACAATTTGAAGAACACGGTTATAATTTTTGTGAGCAATGTGGTGTATCAAACGGCATTTATTTAGATTGTTCACATAATGAAAGCGTTAAGAGTTGCAAAGAAAACGGCAGGACTGAAAAGGCATTTGACGTTGATAATATCACTCTTTTATGCAGGGAGTGCCACCAACAAAAGGACGGTTTAAACATACAAAATGGATATTAAATTATATGTAAAACCGCTCAGTATAAATCAGGCTTTTCAAGGTAGGAGGTTTAAGACTGATAAATATAAGGCATTTGAAAAAGAAGTATTACTAAAACTGCCTTACACTAAAAAGCAATTTAAAGGCGATTTAAGAGTAGACATTGTCTTTGGCTTTAAAACTGCCTTATCAGATATAGATAACGGCTTAAAACCAATCTTAGATATATTACAAAAGAAGTATGGGTTTAATGACAAACAAATATTTGAATTGAATGTAAAAAAGGAAATAGGAAAAGAATTTATTAACATTAAAATAACTGAATTATGAAAAAATTTAATCCAAGAACACAAAAAGAACAGGTCTTATGGTATCTTTTAAATCACAAAGAAGTAGATCAAAAGTTTGTTATTAACGATGCTTTCTTTTGGAAGTTCAACACAAGACTTTCAGAATTAGAAAATCAATTTGGAGTATTTACAAAAAAAACATTTAAACATTTTACCAATAGGTTCGGTAATTCCGGAAAGTATTATGTTTATTCTTTAAGTGATGAAAAAAAAGCACTTGAAATATTGGAATTGATAAAAAAATAGTATATTTGCTTATAGTTCAGGCAGGAACTCAAAGAAAAGATTGGATAAAACCCTTTTAGTGAGTAGGACTGCCTTCCGAAAGCTAAGAGGGTTTTTTGTTTAAATTAAATTAAGTTAAAATTATGGAATACACACTACAAAGCGGTGATGAATTTGATTCTACAATCAAAGTACGTCACGAATCAAACGAGCCTTTTATTACTATTTTTATTACAAAAAGGGATGATGATGATTTTAAAAAACCATCTTTTTGTGATATTGATTTAAATAAAAATGAACTTCACGATTTTATAGGTACATTACTTCACATTCAATCTAAAATGCGTAAGTAATGGCTAAAGAACTACCATATTTTAAATTTGAGCCAAGCGAATGGGAAAACGGTTTAATTCAAATGTGCAGCCGTGAAAGTAAAGGTTTATTTATTGATATTATTTCTATCTACTGGCAACGTTTAGGAGATTTACCTTATAGGTATGTATTGCAAAAGTTATGCAATGGCAATGCGGATGCATTAAAAGAATTAACTGACGAAAATATACTCAAAATTTACAATGGAAATATTGTTATTCACTTCTTAGATGAACAACTCAAAGAATTTAATTTAAAGAGTAAACAAGCCAGTGATGCTGCAAAAGCAAGATGGGAAAAGCATAATGAAAATGGCACTTTAGATGCGGACGCAATGCAAAAGCATAGCGAAGGCAATGCTATAAGAGAAGAGAAGAGAAGAGAAGAGAAGAATAATAACGCACCTAACGGTGCTATTGTTTTTAATTTTGATGCTTATTTAGAAACCCTAAACAAAGTCTTTGATAGGGAGTTTAGAGTTGTTAACTCAAAAATAAGAAGCAAAATAAAAGCAAGGCTAAAAGAGGGTTATACAAAACAAGATATTGCAAATGCAATTTATAATTGTAAGGACTCAGAATATCATAAAGAAAATAACTACCAATATTGCACCGCTGAATACTTTAGTAGGTCTGACACTTTAGATAAATTTAGCAACTTAAAAGAAGTTAAAAAACAAAAAATCCAGTTATGACACTAAAAAACGCAATAGATAGATTATACTGGCGACTAAAAAACGGAACTTGGAATCCAAACCAAACCGATGTAGATTCAGTTAATGAACTTGTTACCTACGTTAACAACTCTAAAAAGACCGACATCAAAGAAAACATACTCTTTACAAAAATGTATTGTTATTTATTTACAATATTAACCGATAAATACAAAGACCCTAACACGGCACAACAAGAACTACACAGAATCCTTAACACTAAAACACTACTGCTTTATGAAAATTACCGGAGCATTTTAAACACTTTGGAATTTGAAAAGTTTTGTAATTTGTTGGATATTGAAACCGACCACTTAAAGCCAATGACTGAAACTTATGAAGCTGAACAAATGAAAATCATATCTGAAAATAAAGAGCAATTTATAAAACACTCAAAAGGATTGTGGGAATTTGAGGAAATTAGATTAAAATTAAACGACCAAATTAGCGAGGCTTATAACAAATTTAACCAATCCAAATGAGCGACATTTACCAAATACCGAAAATAACATTTGACGGCAAAGTACAGGACATTGATTTTGATAAAATACATAACAAGGCATTTGTTGATGTTTCTGAACAATTAAGACCGCAACCCGTAGCAATTTCAATCGGTGAATCTGAATACAAAGGCGACATTTATCCCGTTCCTTTTGGAAGTTATGGAGATTTTAGCTGTATTGTTGGAGCATCAAAAGCAAAGAAATCGTTTTTTAAATCATTAATTTTAGCCAGTTATATCGGAGGTAATGCGTTTGATTTTTCAAATAACCTAATCAGAGGACATAACCAAAAAGGAAAATATGTAATTGATATTGACACCGAGCAATCAAAATTTCACAGTCAAAGGGTTTTTAAAAGAGTTTGTGAAATGGTTGGATCAAATCCAGATTTTTATATACCCTTTTCATTAAGGGAATATTCAGCAAATGAAAGATTTGATTTTATAGACTGGCTATTCACAGAAAGCAAATACAAGGGCAATATAGGGCTTATGAGTATTGACGGTGCTGCGGATTTAGTAAACGATGTAAACGACTTACAAAGTAGTAATAAAGTTACTCAAAAGCTATTAGAATGGAGCGACAAAGAGCAATGCCATATAATAACCGTCCTTCATAGAAACTTTGGAAGCAACAAACCTACCGGACATCTTGGAAGTTCAATATTAAAAAAAGCAGAAACGGTTTCTTTTGTAGAAAAAAATGGTGATTTAACAATGGTAACGCCTGAATATAGCAGAAACATACCTTTTGAAGATTTTGCTTTTATGGTAGACAATAATTGGCTGCCGTTTTTAACAGACGATTTACCATCCGAAAAAGGAAAAAAAGAAATATCTTTTTAATATATGAAATCAATAATATTTCACCATCAAAACTATAATCATTACGGTGGTGTAGAAACCTTTTGTTTCAACACAATTAAAGCATTATCACCACACTATAAAATTACCTTCATTTCTAAATCCTTTACCGCCTCAGATTTATCTGAGCTTAAAAAATATTGTGAGATTGAAACTTACAATCCCGGCAAAACTTACGAAACTGATTACTGCATCCTTGCAACCGCACGGAGCATAACCCCAACAAATATAAAAGCATCAAAAACCATTCAAATAGTTCACGCGGATTATAAAGCATATATTGAAGGTTGGAATTTTAAATATAAAAAGAACCCTACAACAACCCATCACGTTTGCGTAAGCAACCACGTAAAGAATATGTTTGAAGAAACAACCGGTTTTAAATGTGACAAAGTAATTTACAACCTACTATGAAGTTAATAACCATATCCCGCATATCAAAAGAAAAAGGCTTTGTAAGGATGCTGAAACTTTCCCAACTTTTACCCCAACCAATACAATGGGATGTTTACGGGTCAATATCTACACCCTATGCACAAGCAATGGTAAGGAATTTCGCAAAGTGCGTTACTTTTAAAGGATATAATCCAAACGCAAAAGACTACATATCCCAATATGATTACTTGGTACAATTATCCGATACTGAAGGATGCCCTTACGTAATATTAGAAGCATTACAAGCCAAAACACCGGTAATAACAACTAACTATCCAAGCGCAAAAGAACTTGTAGAACAAGGCATTACAGGGCATATTTTAGATATGGAGTTAAGCAACTGGAAAATAATTTTGAATAATCAAATAAAAATAAGTACTTTTAACCCTAAATCTACAGTCGATGACTGGATTGATTTTTTAGAAAATACAGATTGATGGGAGCGTCCAATGGAAATACTAATGCTGAAAAATGGAACTTAGAAGAAGCTGAATCATTATTAGATGAAATGATAGAAGCAACTGAAGAGGAAGATTTATATATTATCGGTTCGGGGATGAATGCTTCTAAAGTGTTGGGATATAAACACGATTTTATAGGTGAACTTACTTTAGCATTTGGTGTTTATCACGAACTTGTAACAAGGGATATTCCTAAGCGACACCCATCTCTTAAAACTAAATCTAATCACATTATACGCCTTATGGAGCGCAATTGTTACTCGAACACTAAAAAAGGAATTATAAAGACAGCGGTTGGTATTGTTAATTTAAAATCAAATCACAAATGGACTGAAAGGGTAGACAACACAACCAAAGGCGAAAAATTACCCGCACCTCCCATCCATTGGAATGCAACTGATTAGCAAATACAAACCCCTATTCCAACACCCATCCCCTACAAGGTACTTCCTTATAACCGGTGGTAGGGGTTCTGCTAAATCTTTTCACGTATCCACTTTTTTACTTAACCTTACCTATGAACAAAACGAGATAATATTATTTACCCGTTGGACAATGGTATCTGCTCACATTTCTATTGTACCGGAGTTTTTGGAAAAGATAGAATTGTTACAATTACACGATGACTTTGAGATTAAGCAAACCGAGATAATAAACAAAAAAACAGGGAGTAAAATATTATTTAGGGGTATCAAAACAAGTCAAGGAACTGCAACGGCAAACCTAAAATCAATTGTTGGCGTTACTTGTTGGGTATTGGATGAAGCTGAGGAGTTAACCGATAAAAACACCTTTGATAAAATAGACCTTTCCATTCGTGTAAAGAATAAGTCAAACCGTGTTATAATGGTAATGAACCCATCTAACAAAACACACTGGATTTATTCTCATTTCGTTTCAGTCCCCCGAAAAGACACTACATACATTCACACAACCTATAAAGATAATTTACAAAACCTTTCACAGTCTTACTTAGATAACGCAGCCAATGTAAAAGAACAAAACCCTGATAGGTATGCACATTTATTTTTAGGCGAATGGTTGGAAGAAAGCGAGGGTATTTTATGGAACCGGGCAATTATTGAACGATGTAGGTTAAAAGCGCATCCCGAACTAATGCAAACCATTGTTTCTATTGACCCGGCAACCACCGCAAACAAAACAAGTGATGAAACGGGTATTGTGGTGGTGGGTAAGTGTGAGAATGATAAGTATTATGTATTAGATGACCTTTCAGGGCGTTATTCCCCGCAAGAATGGGCAAAGGTAGCGGCACAAGCATTTAGGAATTATGATTGTTCTTTTTATGTAGCTGAAAAGAACCAAGGCGGGGATATGGTAAAGGCAGTATTAGATAACGAGGACAAAAATAACCTCATCCGATTGGTAACGGCCACAAAAGGAAAATACACCCGTGCAGAGCCTATTTACCAACTTTATGAACAACACTTAGTTTACCACGTTGGAAGCCTGCCTATTTTAGAGAATCAAATGGTATCTTTTAACCCTGAAAGTAACGCTAAATCACCCGACAGGGTAGATGCTTTAGTGTGGGGTTTGACAGAATTAAATAAAAAATCCGACTTTAAAGTATTTTATTAAAATTTTATTTGTAGTTTTGTTTAAAATGGTTATAAATGAGAATAGGAGGATGGGAGTTGTCCCTAAGCAGGCAAAATCCAACTATTAAACAAGTTGAAAATAAAGTAAACAAAATACTTTTTCAATTTGGGTTGATGGAAGTTAGAAATAACTACACCGCTACTTGGGCAATCGAGGTGGCATATAAAAATAACCCCGATGTTTACGCAATAATCCAGCAGATGAGTTCTAAATCTGCAACCATCCCTGCATATATTAAGAAAATAAAAAATGAGGATAGTTATACTAAATTTGTTGAATATAGAAACTACCAACATAAAAACAACACCCATCTTTTAATAGAAACAAAGGCTAAAAACAAGGCTTTTGACGACAAATATTTAAAGAATCCATTAGAACGGCCTAACATCTTACAGACTTGGAATGAGTTTAGGCAGTTGTTTAAAACTTACTTACGTCTTACCGGGAACATATTTATCTACACGCTAAGAAATGAACAAGGGCAACCGTTAGCAGTTTACTTACTTCCATCTCATAAGATGAAGATACTTATTAAGTACGATGCCGCAAACCTAAATTTAGAAAGCCCAATAGCGGGGTATTACTTAGATGAAAATAGTTTTACTATTCCTTTTGAAGAAGAAGAAATACACCACATAAAATATCCAAATCCCGAATGGACAATAGACGGTGAGCAGCTACTAGGGACGTCCCCATTAAGGTCTGGATATGTGAACGTAGAAAACCAAATAGAGGCTAATAAGCATATACAAAGGCTTTTCAAAAGTGCGGGTGCAATCGGTGTGGCATACGCTGAAGACGGTAGTAATTGGGGAGAAACACAGGCTAAACAGTTTTCAGATGCTATTAAAGAAATGGACGGCTCAGGAGAACGTATGAGCCGTATAAAAGCTGTTTCTGGTAAAGTTGGATTTACCCGTATGAGTTTGGGTAATGACGAAATGGACACTTGGACGGCATTAGGTTGGGATAGGAAAACTTTATGCAATGTTTTAGGTTGGCAAGACGAACTATTAAACAATGACGGAACGGCATCTTTATCTTCTAATGAGACTGAATTTGCACGTAAGATTGTGATACAAGATAACATACTACCAGACCTTCAATTATTGGAAGAGTATTTTAACGAGAAATATTTACCTTTTTTCAAAGGGTACGATAGCACTAAATTATTCTTTGATGTAAGCGAACTGCCCGAAATGCAGGACGACATTAAAACGCTTATGGAGTGGGCGGATAAAGCACCGATAACACCAAACGAAGTGAGGGATTTGATTAAATTCGAGCCTTTACAGAATGAAGGGATGGATGACATTTGGATGAACAGGGGCAAAATAAGAATGGATGAGGCAATGATAACCGATGACTTTTTTACACCGATAGATGAACAAGAGGAATAGAAAATATAAAAAGCTATTTGAGGCACTTCACGGCAGGAATGAGCGTCTTTTATCCCGTGCAATAGTACGAGGGTTAAGGGGCGACCTTTCAAACTTACCTAATATGTACAAGGAAAACTACCAAGGCATATTAAGTGCGGTTACAATGAACAATCTTGAACAAGAACTTTTAAGCCATTATATCCGTTGCGGTCAAATAGGATCAATTCTATACAATGAATTAGATGTAATGAAAACAAAACGGTTAAACCCGTTCTTTTCAGAGGTTTGGAATAATTGGGTAATGAACACCGCATCACTACTCATTGGAAGTCGTATAAGGTCAATAAAAGGCACTTTATTAGAAGAACTAACAGGGGTTGTTATTCAGTCTTTAGAGGTCAATGCAGATTTGACCGATATAAGGAATTTGATTTATGGTTATGTAAATAAGCCAGATTTTTACAAATGGCAAGCTCAAAGGATAGCGAGAACCGAAACCACTTATGCAATGAATAACGCAATGAATGTGGCGGCGGATGAAAGCAATTTAAACTTAAATAAAACTTGGATAGCTGCGGGTGATGGACGGGAACGGTCAACTCATAGAGAATTGAACGGCACAACGATACCTGAAACCGATACTTTTTTTACGGGTTTGGCTTATCCGGGAGACCCACGAGGCTCGGCTGAAGAGGTAATTAATTGCAGATGTACGATAGGATATGAACCCGTAAGGGACATTAATGGTAATTTAATACTTAATTAGTATGAAAACACTAGAATATAAAGAATTTGGAGAGGTTATAAGGGATGTGGACGTTAAGAAACGCATTGTAAGCGGTTATCTTTCACAGGTAGAGGTATCCGACAAGGTAATGGATATAGTAGATAAAAAGGCGTTTAATATGACCTTATCAGAGCGTAAGAATGATATTTACTATTTAAACCAACACAATTGGAGCCAACCCCACGGTAAATTTTCTGAATTGGAAGTTGATAACTACGGGTTAAAGTTTATTTCAAACCCTTTTCCTAATACGTCCTATTCCAACGATGCAATAGAACTGATTGAAAAAGGCATTATAAACAGCAACTCAATAGGCTACATCACAATGAAGAGCCAAAAAGAGGGACAATATAGGAGATTGACCGAAGTAAAGTTAATGGAAGGGTCAACGGTAACACTACCCGCAAATGACGGGGCGGTTATTACAGGACTTAAATCTATGAACTTGGATCAAATAAGGGAAAAGGAGGTTTTGATAATCAAAGCATTTAGAACGGGAAAATTTACAGATGAAACCTTTACCCTTTTAGAATTAGCATTAAAAGAATTGCAAATGCAATCATACGAACTTGGTAAAAAAGATGCGCTTAATCAGTCGGAGCAACCCGCTGAAGATAAGTCGAACTTAGACGAGGTAAAACAATTATTTAAAAACTTTAAAATCTAAACAGATGGAAAACGAAATCAAAGACCAAATAGAAAAAGGTCTTAATGAAATTAAATCCCAGGTTGCTGAAAAAACAAAAGGCATTGAGGGGATTGAGGCAAAGACTGCCCAATTGATAAAAGATGCGGAAACTAAAATGAACACCGCAAACGCTGCACAAATCGAAGAAATCAAATCGGAATTTAACGCCCGAATTGACAAGGTTGTAGCAGAAATGAAAGCCAAGAAAGCTGAAGGAAAGCGCGTTGAATACAAAACTTTTGAGAGTGAATTTTCAAGAGAATTGGAAGAGCGTAAAGCCGAACTTGCAACCGTTGGAATTGGTCAGAAAATGACAATGGAGTTAAAAGATGTTGTAATAAACACCAATAACACCCAAACCGGAAGTGTTGAAACGCCTCTAGCTAATGAAGATGGCGGTGCTGTTATCCGTCAAGGCGGTGGGGTTATCCTTCCTTCACCGCTTGTAAACTTCTCAAACCTTATCCGTACGGTTACAGGTAGCGAGGATACTTTACGCTTTTGGAGAGAAGTGGCGACGACTAATGCGGTTGCAGAGGTTGCAAAAGGTGATTTGAAACCAGCACAAGTTTTCGACACACCTCCAGTAGTATTCACAGCAACTTATAGAGCGGCTATTTACCGTTTCCATAAGTCAATGATGAGAAACCTACCTTGGATGCAACAAAGATTACCTGAAATGCTTAGACGTAATTATTTCAAGGCTGAAAACAGGGATTTCTTAGTGGACATCTTAGCTTCTATTGATGAAACTGCATCTACTGAGTATGGTATTATTAATTTAGTACAAACTATTGGAGAATTAGAAGCGGCTGATTTTGGAGTGAATGGAATTGTTATCAACCCGGCAGATTGGGCAACTTTATCGATAAACAGAACAACATCCGAAGGAGAGTTTACCCTACCAAGTACGGTAACATTCACTGGAGGACGTTTAATGGTTAACGGTGTGCCGGTTTACAAAGCATCCTTTATCACACAAGGAACTGCATTAGTAGGAGATTGGACACAGGCTTACAAGTACGTTACAGACGGGCTTAAAGTTGAACTATTTGAGCAGGATGTAGATAACGTTCAAAAGAACGCTATTACTGCAAGAGTAGAAGAAAGCAATGTATTGGTTATAGAACAACCATTAGCATTTAGAAAAATCTCGAATTTGTTTGAGGTGGCTAGTGTATAATTAACAACGGGGGTGTAAAAACCCCCTTTTAAAAAATAATATTATGGAAATTAGATTAATAAGAAACGGCGTTAAAGACGGGCAAACAGGTAAAAAATTACTTTTAGGTGATGTTATCGATGTTTCAGAAAAAAGAGGTAAATTGGCAATAGCGAATGGTTACGCTGAGGATGTTTACGCGAAAAAAGTAATTGAGCCGGTAACAGAAAAGAAAGCAACTGTTAAAAAAACAAAAGCAAAAAAAGGTAAATAATGGTATTAGATTTAGCACGTGTAAAAACCTATTTGCGTATTGATAGCGACTTTACGGCAGATGACAACGAAATACAATCGATGTTGGACGGTGCTATGATTTACTTTGGAAATGAAACCAATGTAAGGTTAACGAGAAAGGAAAAAGTTTACTATGGCGCATCAAAGATTTACGATTTTCCTATTGTAGACCCGGATGCAGTCGAATTAAAACCACGTGCAAACTATTACTATAATTCGGAATGTACCGACCCATTGACATTAACGGTTGGATATTTAACAACTGATTTAATCCCGGATGACATACAACAATGTATTTTGCAGATTGTAAAGGTCTGGTACTATGAAAGTGAAAAAGAAAGCAATACAACTTTGTTACCCATATCGGTAACTCAGGTAATAAATAAATATAGGAGGTTTTGGATTTAAAAGCACGTGCATTCAACTGTATAATTGAACTTTGGGAAACTGAAGAAACCGCTGATGGTTTTGGTGGGCTTACAATTTCAGGCGTTAAGGTTGCTGATGTATATGCAAGGCGTGAGGAGTTGAAAAGAAATCCCTATTTAGAAAATGGGCAAAACATAACCCAACAGGTTTATAGGTTTCATATACGTTCAAGGCGTATAGTAAGCGGAATGTTTATTGTTTATAAAGGATTAAGGTACGATATTAACGACAGGCATTTTACACAATTACAAACCCAAATAGTATTGGATTGTATTAATACGGGTTTTTTTACTCAATCAGTTAGTAGAATATTTAACAATAAGTTTAATAATAAGTTCGCATAATGGCAACAAAAGCAGAACAACTTGCAAGGGCAATAGAGATTAAGACGGAAACAGAGGTAGAAGGCGTAACTGAAGTAATGGTTGGGGGTTTATTTGAGGACATTGTAGAATCACAACTTAACTATTTATTAGTTGAATCGCCTGATGACTTAGATGGACTTCTTACGGGTGATGAGTACAGTTTACCGGCTAACAAATTAGTACTTCTTAACGGTACAATTAACCTTGTAGATAAAGCCCTTAGATATTCGCAAGGAACGGTATTAAGGGGGTTAGCAAACGCAACCGTTATTTCAAGTGTTACAGGGGGTGTTATACGTGCCACGAATATAGATAGTGCGGTTATAGGTAGGGAGTTTAATGTAGTCGCCACAGGTGGCGAGTGTTTTAATTTAACAGGCACAATAGCCCACCAATTAAACTTATTCTTTGTTGGTATGTTTGGAGTAAAAGCCGGCATAATAACAGGGTTTGATGTACAAGCATTTAAGGATTGTTTTATAAGTGCCACAGACGGGTTAACTCACAAAGGAACTACAAATAAAATATTTATTTCTGCCTGTCCTTTTTATGGAATCACAGGAAGCGCAATAACCCTAGCCTCAGATTTAAACGCTACGGTTGCGGATATAGTAACCTCGTTCTTTAAGTTTGATTCTCCCGGTGTTGGAATAACAGCACAAGCTGGATACCAAGTAGAAGAGGGTAAGATAAGAGGTTCTTTAATTGTTGGAAATGCAATCCCTTTATCAGGATTAGCAGCGGCGGATGAGAATTGGACAATGACCGACAACTCAGGAATTGCAAACTCAATGATTGTGGGAGGTTTTTATCTTACTACTGCAATTGAAACCGTAATAACAACTATTGATACACCCGTTAAGGTTGAAGGTACAACAACTGGTAAAGCATTAAACGAGCGATTTACAGCTACTAATAACAGATTAACTTACACAGGGCTACAACCAACGGTAGGGTCTTTCTCAGGGAGTTTTGCAGTAGATAGCGGGAACAATGTTAACTTATCATTTTACATAGCTAAAAATGGAATAGTTAGACCTGAAAGTTTAAGCCCTGTTAGGATTGGTTCTGGAAGTGATGAACGGCTAGGATTTGTTACCGACCTAGTTGGTTTAGAACCTAATGACTATGTAGAAATATGGGCGGAGAATAACTCAGGTACAGACAACTTAACTTGTTTATCTTTGAACTTAAACGGAAAGGGGTAATGGCAAAGTCAATAGAATCACAGCTAAAAAAACTCTTTAATGAGTTGAATGATGACCGAAAAAAGATTGAATCTGATTTGGATAAAATAGTACAATCCAATGCGTTTGAAGGTAATAAAATAGCTAAGCAAAAAGCACCAAAAGCATTTGGAAAATTGGCACAATCCATAGGGATTGAAAAAAAGAAATTAAACGCTAAAGTAATAGCTAATGCAGATTATGCCCCTTATGTGGAGTTTGGAACGGGGGGAAAAGTAGATGTACCCGCTGAATGGAAAAAAATGGCTTTAGAGTTAAGAAAAACGGCTAGAGCTGGTGGCTTTGCAAAAGCATTAGAAAGCATTAAAACGTGGTGTAGATTGAAAGGAATTGATGAAGGTCTGGCATATCCGATTTTGATAACTATTTTGGAAGATGGACAAAGACCACAACCATTTATGTACCCAGCGTGGAAAAAAACTAAATTACAATTTGAAATCGATATAAGACAATATGTTAGTAGCCAGTCCAGATAAATGGATACGAAAGTATTTTGCAGATTACTCATTTAGTATTCCTATTTACGATGCTAATAGTGTAAATGAACAAGATACATTGTATATGGTTATGAGCAACCAGACAAAAATAAAAACCGACGACAATAAGTGTTATAAAGGTTGGGATTGCGGTATTATAATAGAAATAATACAACGTAGTCAGGGAACGCAAAATAAAGGCAGTAGAGTGGCTATAAATGATATTGAGAATGAAGTAATAACAGCTTTTAACAACGTATCAATAACGGGCTATTCGCTTATACAAAAAGAGTATGATAGCAACTCAATAACAACACAAGGAATAAACCAGGTCATTGACCGCCAAATAATAAATATTAATCTAAAATTGAAATAAAATGAGTACACCAATTAAAGGAGATTACGGTATTTTGTACATTTACGACACCGTAGGAGAGGCTTGGAAGCCTATTGCGTGTTTGACTTCAAACAGTCTAAACACAACCGTAGAAGTAATTGAAAGACAAACTAAATGCGCACCGGGTGTGATTGAAAAATCATCTGGCCCATTTAACTACAATCTTTCAATAGAGGGAGAGTATATCGACACCACGACAGCGGGCGGTGATAATACAAAGAAATCACACGATAGATTACTTGAATTGCAAGAATTAAAAGAACTTATTAACTGGAAACTTGACACCGACATTCAGGATAACGATGCTGTTGAATATTACGGACTTGCGTTGATAACAGATTTAACTTTAGACCAAGCGGTATCGGAAAACTCAACTTTTTCAGGAACCTTAGACGGCTCAGGAGCAATTTCCAGAGTTGATCCATTTGCACCAAGTTTATAAGATATGAATAAATACACTTTTTTAAATAGGGAAATAGAATTTGGAACGTACTTTTTGGGTGAGTTTGTAGAACGGGTTGACCTATCTTTTGACAAGGCGTTAGCGTTACTTCAAACCAATCCTTTAAAGTACATTCCGATATTCATTCACACGGCAATCAATACGACCGCTGAACTGAATGAAGAAACCCCAATTAGCTTAAAGGAAGTGATTAATGAAGTGGATAAGTTAGGGTATAATTCAAAGGAAATACAGGAAATGTTTGAAGTGTTTACAAAATCTATTGAAACGAAAGTAGAAACACCGACGACAAAAAAAAAGAAGCCAGCAAAAGGATAAACTTTGATACTGAGGTTTATTCTTTTGCACTTCACGAACTTGGTATGCCGTCTTTAAAAGCGGTTTATAGTATGACTTGGCGAGAGTTTCAACTAAGGGTATACGGTTATGAGAGGGCACAAAAAAAAGAATTGCAAAAGACCCGGATAATAGCTTATTCAAGTAAGTTTCCCGCTCTTATGGCAAAGTCGACACCAAGTATTGAAAAGTTTATGCCAATTGATGGTGAACACGTTAAAAAAGGCGTTACAGATGCGCAAAGAGAGGCGTATATGAAAGCGTTTGAAAAATACAAACAACAAATAAAATCCCGTGAGTAAGAAGTTAGAATTTGAGATAGGGGCGGATGTTGAAGGGTTAAAACGTAGCCTTGACAGAGCAACGAACCAAATTAGCATATTTGGTAAAAAAACTCAGGCTTCACTTGACAGGGTTGGTAGTTCATTCCAGCGAGTAGGCTCAAAATTAACCGTTGGGTTAACACTTCCTATATTAGCACTTGGAGCGGCTGCAATAAAATCTGCAAGTGATGCCGAAGAAACTGCATCAAAATACAACACTGTATTCAGGGATATTTCAAAATCTGCAAGTGATGCCGCTGAAATGTTGCGTAATAGTTACGGACTTGCAAGGCAGCAATCGCAAAAATTATTAGGTGATACCGGTGATTTATTAACGGGATTTGGTTTTTCACAAAGGGCAGCTTTAGATTTATCTATAGAGGTCAATAAATTAGCGGTTGACCTTGCGAGTTTCACCAACTTTGCGGGCGGTGCAGAGGGTGCGAGTGCCGCACTTACAAAGGCATTATTAGGAGAGCGGGAATCGGTTAAGAGTTTAGGTATTTCAATTTTAGAAACCGATGTACAGGCACGGGTGTTGCTAAATACACAACAAGGATTAACCTTTGAAACAGAAAGACAAGCCAGAGCGTATGCAACACTTCAGATAGCACAAGAGCAAAGTAAAAATGCAATTGGTGATTATGAACGCACAAGCGGGAGTTTTGCAAATCAAACAAGGTTATTGCAAGCCCGAATAAAAGATTTATCTGATGAACTAGGAAAAGTCTTACTTCCTTTTGTGACGAGGGTAGTCACGTCAATTACAAAGGTTGTTGATAAATTTAGCGAGTTTGAGGATAGCACAAAAAAGATAATTGTTGTTGTTGCTGGATTGGCCGCAGCAATTGGCCCCGTACTGATTGTGTTAGGAACGCTTTTAAAATCACTTCCAGCAATCGGAGCAGCTTTAACATTACTTACCGGCCCCGTAGGTTTAATTGTTGCGGGTATAGCAGCATTGACTTATGTTATATATAAGAATTGGGATGCTGTTAAACAATGGGCCGAGGATTTAGTAAATTGGTTTATTGACCTTTATAATGAAAGTTTAGTCTTTAGAGCCGGTATTGAGGCTTTGGTATTGAACTTTAAGAATATGTTTGCGGTTGTTAAGTTTGTAATGAAATCACTATGGACTGTTATTAAAGCGGTTGTAAGCAACATAGTTAATCAATTCAAATTAATGGGTGCTATAATAAAAGCGGCATTAACATTTGATTGGGATACACTAAAACAAGGATTAGCGGATTATGAAAAATCTATGCTTAAAAACATAGATAACATTGTTACAGGCGTAAAAAAAGACTTTGAGGAACTAACCGATACTATTGGCGACAATATAGAGGTGGCTATAAACAATATTTTGGCGGGTGAAAAAGAACACGTCAAATTTGAGGCTTCAAAAGAGAGCAAAGAAAATCTTAAAAAAGATGTTGCAGATTCTGTTTCCGAAGGTGTAGCAAAAGGTTTAGGCGAGGGATTTGCAAGAGCAGAAACAACAGGCGTTTCAGGATTGGAGGCAATGGGTACGCAAACCGCACCACCAACAACAGCAGAAACGGGTTCTTTAAATTTTATGGCTGAAGTGTCCGAAGAAATGATACGCCTTTTTGAACTCACTAAAAAATTAATGGAAGACCTTGATGATTTGGTTGTTTCAAGTCTATCAAACACGTTTTCACAATTAGGAACTGCAATAGGCGAGGCATTAGCAGAGGGAACTAATGTTTTACAAGCAATAGGAAATACTTTATTAAGAGGTTTGGGTAATTTCCTTTCAGAAATGGGTCAAATGCTTATAGAATACGGTACTTTGGCTATTGCAAAGGGAACGATTGACCAAGCAATAGCATCTGGTGGACCAGTATCCATAGCGGCGGGAGCTGCAGCAATAGCGGTTGGAATAGCATTAAGGGCGGCAGGCTCTGCAATTGCAAGCCGTGCTAACTCAGGTGTTTCAGGTTCGGGGAGCGTATCTAGTAACACAGCATCAAACGCACCGGGAAGCAATTTAAGAACTTACGGCGGCGGTTCAGGAGGCGGCAATGAATATGTATTTAGAATCTCAGGACGTGACTTAGTGAGCGTTGTAGATAGAAATAGGAATCATTTAGACAGAATCGGTGGATAACTACGAATTAAAATATACGGTTTCTTATCCCAATCTATCAGGGGATACATTTCTTTTAGAGATACTTCAAAAAGGTGATTTTTCAAACGATGAACAAGCTTTGGCCGGAAGTGTAATTTATCAAAAACCATCTATTGACGATGTATTTTCACCAATTAGAGCAACTTCATTAACTATCAACTTAGAAGCCTCGGTTAGCAATGTGCTTCAGGACTTTCAAAGTTTTAATGAATTTGATTTTAAGGTTAAATTTTATCGTAATAACCTGCAAATATTTGAAGGTTGGATAAATCCTGATGGGTATTTTCAAGACTGGGTAAATGATAAGTGGGAAATATCAATGACAGCCGTTGACGGTCTTGGTACAATTGGAAACTTAGAATTTTCAGATGAAGATACTATACAGGTGTTAGGTGAGCCATTACCGTTTAGATATGCACCACGTGAAATAAACTATTTACACGCTATTTTAAAGCGTTTAGGCTATGAACTACCTTATACTATAGCAGATGACATAAACGTAGATTTAGGCGTGCCTGTTGACTGGACAGACATTAAAAAGCGAATTATTGATAAGAATGTATTTATAAACTATAACGGAAACTTTCAAGACTGCGAAACAATATTAAAGGATATATTACAAAAATACAATCTTACAATTACGCAATCTAATATTGAAGGGCGTTTAGTATGGTATATTTCAAGGGTTATTTACACGGCTTATCCAACCGCCGTAAAAAGAAACAGACAATATAACACGGTTCTTGACGCCTCTGAAGGGTCTGATAGTGTTCAGGTTTTATTACAGCAATTTGCATTTGCGGATGGGCATCCACAAATAAAGACAATTTACTCTGAAATTAATACCAACCAACCCGGTCAGGAGGTTGCTTTTGATGCCATACATTGTAATGAAAATCAACAGATATTATTTTCTCCTGTTTTGCAAAACTTTAGGTTTCAATCAGAATGGAAAGGCTTAAGGTCATTTTTGGGAACGATAGAGGAGGATTGGGTAGAAATACCACCTTTGCCAGAATATCCAACAGCGGCAGAACAATGGGGTATATTTAACAATTATCTTTTAATGTGGCAAGTGTTTACTATTGACTTAGTAAATGACCCTTGGTTTAATTCAAAAAGGATAAAACCACCTACAAACATTGAAATTGGAGTTAGAATTTTAATTAGTTGGTGGGTTGATTACAATTTTGTAAACCCCGCTACATCAATACCAATGCCTGTTAATTTTCAATTTACATTAACCTACATCACAGACACGGAAACTTTGTTTTTTGATTTAAACGAGAATGAATGGACTGATACACCAACTTATATTGTATTCAAAGGCGAATGGCCTACTCCGGGAGTACAAGCAATAGGACTTGTAGAAGGACAAACTGAAATATTAGCACCCCCAGGCGGCCAAGATGTTACAGGCGAATATCAAATGACGTTCTATTCTCCTTATGGCGACAACACAGGATACCACGAGTGTAGAATTACAGGCGTTGATTTTGCATTTCAAACAGAACAATTCGGAACGGGAAAAATACACGATAGCACGCAACCAGAAAAAAGGTCAACCTTTTTAGTAGAACCAGTTGATATTATAAACACAAACGAATCTAACGCATATTTTCAAAACAATTTATATAGGTTGGCTTTGGCACCTGAGATTGAAACGGGTTTAGTTCCTATGAATAAATGGAAAGCGTGGAATACCGACGAATACATAGACTTATTAGAACTTACAGGAAGGGAACGAATAAAAGCAAAGGCAAACCCGCAAATGATATTCAGGGGTGATATATTTGGATACATTCCATACAGTTCTGCAATAAAATATGACGGCATCAATGGATTATTCACGCCATTGAGTTATATTTATAACACCGTTGAAAATGTGATACAGTTGGAAAGTGCGCAAGTGTTTAATGAAAATGTTACGATAAATCACGAGAAAAAATATATCTTTGAAAATGAGAGAAACGTATTAATTAGGGAACTATGATTTTAAGTGGCAACGAAAGTATATTGTTTATAAAATGGGCGGGGGATTTCGTTCCTATTGGTTGTTTGACCGATAACGGAATGGATGAAGAAACCGAACTTTTGCCAACAACCACACGACAGACTAACGGATGGCTCACTTTCAGGGCAAACTTACAATCTTATTCTTTTAATTTCACAGGCTTACAAGTCTTTACAATACCCGCACCCATTGAATTGTTATCTTATGACCGCTTACAAATAATAAAACGAAATAGAACGCTTGTTGAATGGCGAGAAGTAAGAGGTAATGACTTGGTGCAAGAGGGAAGAGGAATTATAGTTAGTTTAAGCGGACAAAACCCTGTTAATGAAGATGGTTCTTTTAGTGGAGTGATTCAGGGTTATGGTTCGCCGAAATTATACTTAGATAATCAATTGCTATCAGACGGTCAAGGTAATGGAGTAGAAGATGGATTGGGTAACGGAGTATCACCATAAATAGTAAAATTATGCTAGAACAAAATATCACATTAGTAAACATTACAGAATTACCACCCGGTACGGCCACACTTGACAATCCAATTATGTTTGGTATAGGTGAGTTACTTCATACCACAACGTTAGACAATATCAAAACACTTATTTTAGCTGGTGTAATTACTGAAATACCTCCTAATAAAATAAAAATAGTTAATGTATTCCCGCACGGTACATTTGACGACGACTGGGCAATAGACCAATTATTTGCAGTCGCTCAGGCTATAAATTACACGCTATCTACATTTTACGGCAGTGAAATAACAAACGTTGCCGGAGAAAGAATTGTCTTTAGATTAATTCAATCTTCTTACTTTGAGCCTGAGCCTGGTCTTTTAATTCCTAACGTGCTATGGAGGTATTACAGCGAAACAAGCGGGGCATTATCATTTACAGGAATATCAGACCCGGCGGGGGATTTGGTTCCAAACGGCGTTATTAGAAATATCCCTGACAACTTGGTAAATTTAGGGGATATAGGAATGACAGCTATTGAAACGGCATTTAATGCAAGTATTGATGCACCGTTCACAATGGACGGAACCAGTTTTATTTTAGCCACTCAAGGAGATGAACCTAAGATATGGAAATGGGTAGGCGGGGATGGATTGTATGGAGGTTTAGCCACGGAGGCGGTTTCAGGTGATTTTTTCTTACTAAATCAGGCACCAGTTGCGCCCTTAGACTACCTACCATTAAAAGTAATACCAACAACCCCCTACACGATAACGCCTGACGACTTAAACAGGCTTTT